GATAGCCGGTCTAGAATAACCAAAGTGAGCTGAAACATCACCTATAGCTTGTGCACAAATCTGAGTTGCACGAGCATACGGACCAATCATAGGTGCGTCTACCAAAGCTCCAGCAGCCTTGGCAATCGCAGATGCAGGACCAGAAATAATACCTTTTCCGTATTCATCTCCAGAATTCATCTTAGGACGCTTACCGGATTGACCGGCAAATTGACTTGTAGGCATAACCAGTACGGTTTCAGTAGCCCAAGCGAACACTGTGAGTGTAACGACATCGTCACCTCCATTTGCATGTTCAAGATTAGTCATACTTTTAATTGAAACCTCACCCATATCAGTCCAGTCTCCATTAGATAGAGACATGTAATTATTATGATAGAAAAACGGGCATTTCATCTCACCACCTTCATTAAGTGTAGGGTTGATATAAAAGCACGGTTTCTGAGAAGCAGCCACAAGATCGATCTCCAAAAAAGCACGTTGTGTGGATACTTCATCATAACCTACATAAGGATTATACGAAACTAAGGCTCGTCCATAATGGAAGCCTGTCCCTGAGACTAATATCTTATAATTCATATTACATCTCAGCAATTCATAATGTCCAAGTTTTTCTTTCACGTACGTGTTAGTACAGAATTCTGTCCAAGGATTGAATTGTTCAAATAGTGGACCTGCTACGGCCCAAGAATATGTCGCTATCTTAATAGGTCGCGACAAAAAGTTACCCAAATCGGAATCACCGTTATTTGCTAAATCCATCGTAGAATCATAGCCCGAATTGATATCGGTCTTAAATCCTGCAGTTTGATCAGCAAATGTAGTAACTTGAGCTGAAGTAGACGAATCCGCAACAGTTTCAGTAACACCCACATTTCCAGATTGTGGGGTATATGACTGCTGTTGAACCACCGCGCAATGCGCATGTTTCAACAACATATTTATGTCCTTAATGCCAGGACATTGGCAATCACCAAATTGAAGTGTAGGATGATTTACACTATTTAAAATATAAGAGTTAGTAAGACATATTTTATGTATAAGGGTCGAATTCCCGCCTCAGGGTATCCGCCTATTACTGTTTTTGTGTGATGGTAGGTCACGTGAGTAAATACCCACAGGCACTATGCCTCCCAGAAATATATGAGCAGTCTAGAATAATAAAGTAACAGCACTTTAACAACTATCTGTAAATCAACACATAAATACTATTTTTTGGTTTCCAACAAGATAACGAGGTCACATAGTTGCGACTCCCGGAACGTTTTATAGAGCGTCGCTCTTGGCCAAATTAGGCCGATACTACATATTTTTGCTTCCACTCATCTACACATGCAGAGAAATCCTTTTCAAGACCTCTACAAGGTAAATCAGCCCGCAAAGCTAGTTCCTGTAGTTGGGAACGTCTTTTTTCATAGACTTCCTCACCGTGAAAAAACCATTCACGTAGGGCACCTTCTACATTCATTGCACATACGGCCGAGACAGACACTGCCTTAGACCTAACAACTGAATGTAAAGATTTATAAATACTATTTTCGTCGAGCATTCCGACGTGCATGTTTAAAAGTGGTTCAAAACGATCTTTTCTTTTCAAAAAATCAGCACGATATCTACTCATGAAAGGCACAGGATCTGACTCCTTGTCTGGCATAGTAAATACCATATCATTACGTCCTAAAAAGGCTGTCATTTGAACATGGTTGAATTTATCATAACCAACTTTCACAGAGCCTTTGGCGTCATCACCGTAAGTGGATAACGAAACTAGATCACGAAACCTAGCTGGACGACCTAACTTGAGATCTTTACCAATTTTGCACAATTCTTCATCATCATATGCATCAGAAAATGCTAATCTATGCAATAAAGAATTAACTACACTATTCACATAGACAGTCATATTTTGACCTGACGGGTTAGTGCCAAAGAATCGCATAAGGGTACCATTGTAAGCCACCAAAGGCGTACATACATCAAATGCTATGACACGCATGCGTTTCAAGTCTGAAACAGTGTAATTGCCAGACCATTCTGCTATCGTTATAAGAACACGAAAAGCTGAAATGGTTAGTTGCTCTGGCATACGCAAGTCATATTTGGCATAATCACCAGCAATAACTCTATCTTCACCAAACTTAGCCATAAAATTGGATAGTTCGTCCCACTCAGGGCCTTGAGCATTAATGCCCACTGCGCACTCAGAAATGAGAGGGTTGATAGACAAAAATCTAGCAACTGGTAAAAAGTATTTTCGAATGACAAACTGCAAAGCAACAGGAGCAGCTTGAAAAACACGAACCTTCTCTTTGATCAAAGGTGTGGGCTCATCCTTAAGATTAGCACCAAAAATTTGATTCAAAGATTCGTTTTTATCACATTTAAGTAATAAATCATCTACCCATCCATTCACAATGGGTAAAAATTCGCGCGGACACATACAATCGTCCGTAGGTTCTAAATCTACCATATACTTAGACTTGGGTCCCCCTATTGGGTAACCAATCGATGTACCAGTAGGCATAGAATCAATAAAACGTTTCCCATCAATACCCGAGACAACTTGTAAGTCAGTCAAAGGTTTGATGTCCTCTTTCCAAAGAGAGGCTTGCTCATCGAAACACGTTTTAAGTTCGGTGAGATAATCCTCCATAGCATGATCCACTTGCGCAGGATCAAATCCTATAGAGGGTTTGGAACACACTTCTAAAGATGCAAACCAAGGTTTCCAATGTTGTTTAACAACGGTGCCATCAGCAATAGTCCCTTCGGGAGCAAATTGCGGAGGACCCCATTTATTAGGAATACCAAAAATCTCTTCCACTAAAGGAGAGATTGGTGTTTGACAAACAGCAGAAATCGAGGTAGCTCTACCCGTAACAGTTCCATACACTTCAATGTCACATTCTCCAGTAATAAAATTGGAGGGACATTTGGGATGTAAGTTCGGAGAGATAACAATATCTTTTCCGCACACTACATCTTGTATTTCACTTGCTTGGGGAGCACGCATGTGTGTTTGGCTCTTTTTGTATAGAGCCACTAAGGCGACGGTCAACTCAGAATGCGTGATAGCAACACCACAACCAGAGGTTGTATTAGGTATGCCACCAATGTGGAATCCGAGAATGTGTTTATCGCGATTATCAGCGATAATAGGTGACATACACATACCAGCAAAGGTATTCATGCCACCGGTTTGGTAATAAGCGCCGTTAAAAACAGCAGCATTATTAGTGACTCCAGTAGTCCACTGCCACAAAGTGCGGGCTGTGAATAACTGCCTTTGAGCATCAATTCCAGTAATAGTCGCAACTACTGGTGATTTCAAAGGATCATATGCAAAATGAGATGTCATATCTTTCAAAGGACCTGTGTTAGGTACATAAATCAAAGCTAAATCATGATCTGGTAAACGGCTAGCTAAATCTGGATTCAACACGAACTTAATAGTACGTGTTCCAAATAATAACTTAACAATTTGCGTCTCTTTAGGCAATAAATGCAAAGGAACAATAATGACATTAGTCGTCAGTGCGAAAGCACCTGAAAACTGATCACCAATGTCTATTTGCATAAGACTTGATTTTTGGATACGCTGTACAGCGTGATCCATAGATCCGAAAGGGTTTTGTGACTCTACAATACTCTCGGGTATAGAAACCCAAGGATTGACTTTTAAATCACGTGCTCTAATATCCTCGACGGTACGAGGAGTAAGAGAGCCTTGCATAGTAATATTAGCTCTCAAAGCTTTCACTACTTTAGCTATAGCATATAATGCAGCTAAACCAGCAAAAGCTCCAAGAGCATAATTAATATGGTTATCCCGAACAGTTTTGAATAACTCGGGCAATACACCACGAGTTTTTTCCAAATGTTTTAGATAAGCATTTGTTTTGGCTCTTACAACAGCTGCAGAACAAAGAGCAGCGTATAAACAAAAGGCCAGGAATATATAAATAGCGGTCCAACCACTATAATATTTTCCCACATACCATGTTAAAAGAGAAGCAAAGAACATAATTTTTCGCCAATAGCTTTTTACACTTTTGCCGATAACATCTTTACCCATCCATAATATAGACAACTTCACAAGTGAATTATCTAACCATGGTTCAGGAACCCAAGCAACCCATGTTGCAAAAGGAGATTCCATAAAATATTTGAAACCCTTGCAGACTGACTCAATAGCCAAATCTTCAACGCGAGTTTCAAATGAAAGCTCCTTGCAACGTAAATCTAATGTAAAAGCAGCTGCTTTGGTATTCAAAGATTGTACTAAACGTTCCCCAAATTGGGGTTCAGCAACGCACTTACATGCATGCTTGAATTTATCACATTTAGGACAAATGAAAACCAAATCAGATGGTTCTTTAAAAGAATTTACGATTTGCTCTTGAGCATTGTTATGAACACGGACTTTTTTGAGAAGTAAGTCCATGTAATCAAAAACGGAGATCTCTTTATGAGTAATTACCCAATTATTGAAATCAGATCCGTTTGTGGCAGCAATTGGTTCTTTAAGATTAACTAACCATATATCGTTAATTTGATCTAAATTGCCAAAAGCTGCTAAAACTTTTGATGAATCTAAGAGTCCATTAGTAGAATATTCAGGCCGCACCAACAACTCAACATGAGTGTGGGCGCGACGCAAAATAGACATAGGACAATACGAACATTTACCCGAGTGCATATCTTCAACATTTGTTGTGATAGTTAAGCAACCAGGTTCGATCGTAATTTTGCCTTTATTAGCAATATCTGCCATTACAGCATATTCCTTAATATTATTGCAAACCTTAATGATCCATTCAGAGGGAGAGGTCTCCCAGAATTCCATCTTAGTATTACCATAATCATCCATTCTAATGCCAGTGACATAGGAACGATAATTAGACATATATTTATCGATTTCATTCAGAGTACAAATGTACTCTTTAGTGCATGGTAAATTCATAGCTTTCAATACGGCCATCATAGTGATATCAGCGAAAGTAGACTTACCAACACCTGTAGCGCCAAAAATTTTGACACAGTAAGGTGCTTTACGTAGACCACCGCTAATACGGACAGCTATAAATTCAGTTTGAATTTTGGATAAAGCTTCCCACTTGCGCTGAACAATAAGTTTTTCAGCACCATTGGGTATAGTTTTATACATATTATGTAAACGTTCGATTAAAACGCCGAGTTCAATATCAAATTGAGCTTCGGTTATATCCGAATGTTTAGATAAATTTCCATTTCTAGCAAATTCCCATTGAGTTAGTTTTTCAATGTACAATTCTTCAATCTGAACTAAGTCAGATGTAGAGAACAAAAGTGGTTTAAAAGAACGTGTTGTGTAACACTGATAACCACCCTCAGCAAAGAAGGTGATAGTGTCGACAATAGCATCAATAAGATCAAATGCATTAACGTGTCTTGACTCTGCCTGTACGGCAAAGAATTCAAAACCACCTAAACAAAATTTCATTTCGTCAGCAACTCCTAAAGTAACAAGGAGAGACAAGACGCGAGAGATCTTTTTAAAACAGGGATTGGCTGTAAGTAGTTTCCAATCAGATAAAGCTGATGACATTTGTTTTAGCCATTCAGGTTTTTCATCGGAAGATTGCGGGAGAAATCCAGCAAAGAGACTATCGGTGATAGTGGATAATTGGGTGATCAATGAAGATTGACCGTGGGTTTTAGCATACAATGTTAGTACGCACAAGAAACCTTTGGAGGTGGATACATCACTTAGGGCTCCGAACAGAGCTATTAAGCCTTCGAAAGTTGAAAGTGATGAGTCTGTGAACTTCTTTCGTAATTTTTCTTCTAGGGTTGAAAACCCAGGAAGAAGGAAAGATTGTGGTTCATAGAACACGGAATTAAGAGAAAGAGATTTGGCACTCTGGGCCTCCACGTTATTCTGGCGAGTCAGAACGGGAACTGGACTTAATTGAGACGTCTCGGAAGACGAATGTAAAGTCGAAATAGATTTAAGGGAAATATCCAAACCCTTGCCGGTGCATAAAGCAGCGGACTTCATTTCAGTGCCGAAGCACTTGGAGCGACGCAAGTTACTGCGCCCCACCGTGTCTAATAAATTAAACATTTTATGAGAATTCAAGGACTTTTCGGAGTCGTCCTTTTGGTCATTCTCAGTTACCATAACTCGAGATGCCAGCGTAAACACGCGGGTCTTGTCATGTCATTACATGATTTAAGTCAAATAGGATATACGTTACCAGTGACTATTAAAACGGGTCTCCATTTTTATAAAGAAAAATAGGTAAAAAACTGATTATGTACTCGGCTTGAACGAGTATTGATCAAATTAATGAACAAAGAATACATAGTATCTTAAGTACCAGATTATAGAGCAGTACGGCTCGGTTGGTAGTTCGTGTCGTGAACTAGACGTGTGTAAAAAATTTGTTTGTGTTGCGTGAAACGCAGTGCAGCAATTAGCACTAACGAGTGAACGAAAATAGAAAACAAAGCAGAGTAATTAAACTCATACTTGATTTCAAATATACGTACAATTACAACGACTGATCTCTGGGGATAAACTCCCCAG